GGACACGATACAGCGAGACCTTCTGCGCTGTCAATCACTGCCCGACTTGTGACCGGCCAAGACGCATGCTCGGCCAGTTCCAGGAATGGTATGGAACGACTTGGACATGCGCTGGTTGCGGCGACGTATGGACCGATGGCGAGATGCACGAGCGCCCGTTTTGTCCGGGATGGCGAACTGAGAATATCCGGTATGCGCGCGAGAAGTTGGCGTCTATCGGAATCTCGGTGTAAACCCCTATTCCAATGTCTCTCATAGAGTGTACGCTGACAGCATGAAAACTTGTGTTGGATGCAAGAACGCCGCCTGGAAGATGAGCAAGAACGGAAACCTGCACCCGAGCGGTGACGGTAGATGCTTGTACGAATACAAGCTCGCGCCACTCCCTGTGTCGATGTGTTGGATAACTCTCCCGAACCCTAATGGGGGCGTTATCAACCCGCGAGTGAACTGGCCCGAGCATTGCGTCTATTGGACTCGGGCATGAAGCTGACCGCAGAAAACGTCAGGCAACACCTGTGCGATGAATTCCTATACGCACTGAGGGTAGACCCGACTATTCACATCTCGACTCCGGCATGGTCAGAGCACGGTGATACGACGACCGCTGCCTACGATGTGGTGATTAAGATGCTGCTAGATGACGATGGCTTACTACTGGACTTCATAACGATTGTCTCGCGTCAGGCCCAATTCGGGGATGATCTGGCGTGTGAGGCGCTGTCAACTATGGCCCTGCGGCACGAAGACGCGCACGAGGCTGAATTCATCAGAATGGAACTCTCATGAGAGCGTGGCACTTCACAGGAAATACTTTGCGCGACGGCTCTCCGATCCCGCCTGTAGGTGTGAAGCTTGTTTCGCCTGTTGCGCCTATCATGTGTCAGCAAGGTCTGCATGCTTCTTTGCATCCGTTCGATGCACTGCAACACGCGCCAGGGCAGATTCTGCACTTGGTGGACGTTGACAGGATAGTAACAACGCACAATGACAAGGTGTGCTGTTGGGACCGAACGATCATAGCGAGCATGAATGCAACGGATATGCTGAGATATTACGCTCGCATGCAGGCTTTGTCTGTGGTGCATCTATGGAATGCGCCTGACGTAGTGCTCGACTGGATAATGACTGGCGATGATGCGGCACGGGATGCGGCACGGGCTGCTGCACTGGATGCGGTACGGACTGCTGCACTGGCTGCTGCACGGGATGCGGCATGGGCTGCGGTACGGGCTGTGGCATTGGATGCGGCATGGGATGCGGCATGGGATGCGGCACGGGCTGCGGCATGGGATGCGGCATGGGTTGCGGCACGAGATGATTTTGCGTTGTTGGTCAATGAGTGTTTCGAGGAATGGTTATGACATACTCAGATCACGATATGTGCGACTATTTCTGCACTCGCGCGAGGTATACATACAACCCGCACGAGCAGAGCGCATATCCGGTGCCTTTGCTGATGGCCAAAGACGGCATCATCTACCCAAGTCCATTTCTTGATAGTCTAGTCAAGGTCTCGCGCGAGTTCCGCCTCGCTCAGACACCTGGGTACACGCTCAGTGACGCGCATGGTGAAGTTTACGGGGCCGACCTTCGGGTGCCGCTAGAAGATACGTATCGGCGCGAGGCAGACTTACTCCGCCGGCCCCACCCTCATTGGACGCAGATGGACGGCAAGTTCAATGCGATGGTTCTAGCCGCATGGATGCACGATCGTGGATAAGATGACGCCGTGGAGCAAGGCCAATCCTACGCGAGTAGGTTGGTACAACGCATCATTAAGCCGCAATCCTAATACGCGGATGTACTGGAACGGTTGTTACTGGTCATGGGCAGTGTCAATCGGAGACTCCAATTCTGAAGCAGACTTTCGCAAGAGCAACAAACAATACGGTCAATTATCGGTTGAGTGGCGCGGCCTGACCAGACCTCGGATGAAATGGGACTGATGATGGCTGAAGACTACGACTGGAGCGAATACGTGGACACATCCAAGATGCTGCGCAACGTGAACGGCTCACAGGTCCAGACCCGTGTGCAGTACGCAACCCCGATCACTGGGCATAAAGCTAACAAAGCCGCAGGCGTGATGGTGGCAACCGTGATCGGTATCCTGCTGGCGGCGGTGTTGGTGCATTTTTGGAGTACGCCATGATTGTGCTCGGCGAGCGTCCTGACGAAGGTATAAGTTTGCGTGACTACTTCGCTGCTCAGACGCTTGCGGCCATAGCAAATGACCGCTTGTTGTTGTCGGCAGATGAGGCATTCCCACACGAAAGCACGAGGTTTGCAATCGCCAAATACGCATACGCCATTGCAGACTCAATGCTAAAAGTGCGCGATGAGTGACGGTTAGTGGTATCAGACAGTTGGACTGTGTGAGCAATTGGAAAATGAACATCTATCAGAAACTGAACGCAGCGCGCAGGCAGTTCCACTCGCTGGAACTGAAAAAGAGCGGGCAGAACAAGTTCGCCGGCTACAACTACTTCGAGCTTGCGGATTTCCTCGTACCAGCCCTGAGAATATTTGACGAAGTTGGGCTGTGCGCGATTGTTTCTTTCCAGAAAGACCAAGCGGACATGACCATCGTGGATGTTGAGATTGGCATTGGACCGCCTGACGGAGCAATCGTCATCAATAGTCCACTCGGCTCCGCTTCGTTAAAAGGATGCCACGAGGTACAAAACATCGGCGCAGTGGAGACATACCAGCGGCGCTATCTGTGGATGTCAGCGCTCGAAATCGTCGAGCATGACGCGCTGGATGCGGTCACAGGAAACGATACGAACGCGCGCAAAGACGAAAGTATGAAAATCTCCGCGGTGAAGGAATCAGCGAAGTCGCTCGACCTTACCGATGAGCGCAGAAATGAACTGGACGAAGCATCCCAATACATCATCGAACAGTTTGCGGAAGGCAAAGAGGCTGCCGTGATGCGCATTGTCCGGCAGTACGGCGAGAACGACGAGAAGATTTATCTCGCAGACCGGCTCGGCGCGCACTCAAAGGTTCGCTCGTTCATCAAGGAACAATTGCGCCTTGAGCGCGAGGCCGCAAAGGTGAAGACATGAAGTACCGAGTCAGGAGCGGCGATATGGACTGGCACTACGAGACAAAGTATCGTGCTCGTGCTGATGTGCTGGCGGCCCTAGCCATTGACAGGTGCGCACCAGAGAAGTTGGGGCAGATCATCGAGGTGTCAGGCGGGCAGTTCCGTGGAGACCAGACTGTGTACCTGTCGCCGGAGATGATCCTGCGCAGCATGGGACAAATGAAGGATAACAAGCCATGAACGAACGCGACAACTCCGGCATCCTGTTCCGCAACGATAAGGAAGGCGGGAATCCGAACTGGCCTGACTACAAGGGAACCTGTACCGTGAACGGTCAGGAGTTCTGGCTGTCAGCTTGGATCAAGACGGGCAAGAACGGCAAGTTCATGAGTCTCGCGTTCACGCCGAAAGAGGAACGTCCTGTGACGCGCACCAAGCGGCCGGCGCAAGTAAGTGGTTCGTTCGATGACATGGATGATGACATACCTTTCTGATGGACCAATTGACCGAGCACTATCGCACGCTGGCTGATCGCAACTTGGCCGACAGCTATCGCTATCAGGCGCTGCTGTACCACGCGTGGAAGGTCATTGTTCAACAGCAGAAGGGCTTACGCCGTCTGAGTCGCAAGATCAAGAGACTTCAATGCGCCAAATAGTCCTGCTCGACGAGGATCGCAGAAAGCGCGCGCTAGACGCTGTTCGTGAGGCGCAGATAGGTCAAGTCGTCACGATCAAAGAGGCAACCCGCAATGCAGAGCAATCAGCTAGATTCCACGCAATCTGCACCGACCTTGCTAGAAGTGGAATTCTATGGTTTGGAAAGCGACGCTCAAAGGATGATTGGAAAATACTTCTCATTGCCGGCCATTCTGCTGCCACGAAACAAGGCTCAGAGATGGTGCCGGGTATTGAGGACCATCAGATCATCAACCTCAGAGAGTACACCGCTCAAATGAGCAAGTCTCGGATGTCGTCACTGATCGACTACGCGGAAAGTTGGCACGCGCAACACACGGAGCAAGCATGACACACCAATACAAAAGTTACGAGATGAAAGTCTACAAAGGTACGGACTATAAGCATGTAGCTCGGTTTGCGACAAAAGCCGAACTTGTTCGTTCAATGCTGAGTTTCCTATCTCTCGGCGAGTTCTCCATCATTGATGTGTGCCCATCAGATTTGGAGGCTCAACCAAAACTGACTGACGAGGATCTGAAGATAGTTGAAAGTATCCAGAATGACAGGTAAGCAGTACATGCACCTAGTCCACGCTCTACCGTGCGTGGTCTGCACAGAGCTTGGCGAGACGCAGACATCGCACACCCAGGCCCACCATGTCAGGGAAGGCCAAGGGATGTCTCAGCGTGCGCAGGACTGGCTCACGATCCCGTTGTGCGAAGACTGCCATACTGGCCGTTCAGGCATCCACGGCGACCGGTCCCGATGGCGACTGGCGTGCATGGACGAGATGGATGCGCTAGCGTGGACTATCGAGAGGATGGCGAATCGTGATGCCTAACGATTTGAACACACAACGATTCCACATCGGCGATGTGCTGAGTATGACCACAGGGAAACTACTTGGGACGAGCGGCATGGATGGCATCTACCGTATCGCGCAGCACTTAGCAGGCGAGCCAGTATGGACACATCAACTCGGCCGGGTGATGCGCGAGAGCCGACCGCATCTGCTGGCTCAGTTCCCGAAGTTGGAGGCTGTGACTGGCGAAGACGTGACCCCAGAGAACCATCAGCGCTGGTTATCAATGATGGTGGAGACGCTTGGTGAATGGTTCGACGTGGCGCCAATGCCGGAGGCCGCGCACGAAAGCATTGATCCGCTGAGCGAACTGGCTGAGCGCGTTCACCCCGCCAAGATTGTCACGATCGGCGCGTGACGCCGAACGTTGGAGTTGAGCCGGTGCACCCGGCCAGAAAAGGCAACGAATGAGCACAACCGATACGCCGGGGGCACTCGGCTCGAACGACCAGTTAGGCCCCAATGCGCCGTCCGTGGCCCGCGACCCGCACCGAGGCGGTAGAGGCCGCCATTCGGCGCATCAAAGAGCCGCAGCAGTGAGCATGCTGCACAACGTGTTATAGGCGACACGCGTTTCGCGTAACTTGGCCACAACCGGAGCAAGAAGGATGTTCGGATTTACAAGGCGTGCGCAGGTTTGCTCCCATAATCGGACACAGGATCATGTATCATTCACCCGTGACAGTCATGTCCGAGGATTCCCGCCTGGGCGGTTCTCTCCTCCATGTCCGCGCGTTCTCCCCGCGTTGCTGTCACTTCGGCCGGCGTATGTCGGCCTTTTTTTGAGGTAAGCATGGATAAATGCTCCTACTGCGAGGTAGGCCAGGGCAGAGACTGTATCTGCCTCAAGTACGCTCGCTATCGTTGGTGGCCTCTGATCTGTGCCGGTCTGGTGGCATTCTGGCTGCTGTTATTCATCGTAGCAGTGGGGTTCGTGTGATGGACATTGTTGTCAGGCTGCGGGATCACATGAGCGATGGAGTGACATCATCGGATCGTTTCCATCTACGGAACGATGCGGCAGACGAGATTGAACGGCTGCGCAAGGATATTGATCTACTTAGCAAATACTGCGAGACCGGCAGCAGGGCGATTGCCATCGCAGGCGACATGGAACAAGAGATTGAGCGTCTTAAACTTGCAATCAAAGATGCTGAGTTTGGATTTCAAGTCGCATACGATGCCATTGAACGAAAACACATAGACGAGGCGTTGCTGATATGCGGGATACGTGGTGCTCGGCTGAACAAGGTATTGAACAATGAAGAAGACTAGGCCGTGGGAGCGCCCCGGCTACACCTTCAGCATCGGCTGGCCGGTAGGGTTTGTACCTATGTTTGGGAAGATGAATAGCGCGTATCTTTCCCGTGTGGCGTCACAGACTCGTGAACGAGACCTTGATGCAGGTAAGTACTACGCAAAAGGTACGATCACAGGACTAGCTCCTAACGACCATCACAGGCTAAAGAAACTCAGCAAGGCGGAGATATGAAACGCACACAGTACCGCATGATCCTCGATCACCTCAAGGCACACGGCAAGGCCACGACGTGGGAGTTGATGATGGTCTCGCACTCGACCTGCCCTCACGCGCGCATCGCTGAGATGACGCACCACGACGGCCGGCTTGTCTACCCGTACGGGGTAGGTCGGATCACGCGCACGCCAGTAGTACGGAACGGACGACGGGTGACCGAGTACCGGCTCATTAGATGAGTCTGCTCATCGCGTCAGATTGTCTGATTGACGAGGTAAGCTACCGCATGTCTGAGGCCTACTATCGTTATGGAGACTTCGCTAGCACTCACGAGGCACTCGTGAGTAGCGTTAGAGGAGTGGGACGAGTTGCGCGTTGCTGTGCATTCCAACAAGTTAGGATCTGTAGAGCGGGAAGCGCTCGATCTGGCCGCTGTCCTGTTACGACTAGTCGAACAACTGCGGCGCGAGTCTACTATGCGCGCGAGGTCGGTGAAGTGATGCGGATTTATCACCCATTCTGGACCTGGGAAGACATAGGCATGTGGCGAGACGTTTCTGAATCCGAACAGCGGCGCTATTTAAGTCTCGCTATTGATTTTACTGGCGATGCATGTCGCTACGGAGCAGCAATGCTGAATGTGCTGCACGCGATGCCGCTCGCTTGCGAACACAACCTAACCGAGCCGGCAATGAACCGTCAAGCGTGGATCGGTCACGCCGCCTGCTTCCTTGCTATCGATTGTCCTGAATACATTACGCGCGAAGCGTGGGGTCACCTGACACAGCGGCAACGCGACGACGCCAACACGCAAGCGGATTGTGCAATCGCAGAATGGGAGCGGAAGCATGCGAAAGAAGCTAGAAAAGTACATCCGCAACTGGACTTTGAAGGGATATCCGGATGGCTTGCCGGATGAGGCGCCGAGTCGCCTAGAAGATGCAAACAAGGTAGGAAGTTACCGACTGATATGCATAGCTTTGATGAAGAACGATTCGAACCTGTTGACGCTTGGACAGAGCCGACCGCCATGTCGAATCTATATGACCATCAAGCGGGCGGAGTTGATCGCCAAGGGCAAGATCAGCGCTCGTCAACCAGAACAAGAACGAATGTTCTAGAGGCGGCGCTGCGTCGAATCGCGATCGCCTTCCGCGACTTCGATAACGTGCTAGTGGCGTTCTCCTGCGGCAAAGACTCTGGCGTGCTGCTCAATCTCACGTACAAGTACGCGAAGAAGAACGGTCTGCTGCACAAACTCGGGTTCTATTACGAGGACTACGAAGCGGGCTATCGCTTCACCGACGAGTACGCGGCGCGAGCGTTCGGGACGCTGCATGACGTGAAGCATCGGTATTGGCTGTGTCTTCCAATCTCTGCGGCCTGCGCTGTCAGCATGTATG